CCTGACCACTGGAGGACCGGAGGGACAGGGCTTTGGTTTCTTTAATCAAGGGGGTATTGTATCGCTGTTGCCTAGACGAGCCACTCCCGTGCACTCTCCCCCAGTATGGCATCCGCGATATTAATCTTGTTTCGCAGCGCCTTTACAATCTTTTCATCCACGGTTTCGGGCGAGATGAGGTCTATGTAGGTCACCTTATTGGTTTGCCCAATCCGGTGGGCTCTATCTTCCGACTGTATGCGTAATTCCAGATCATAACTGTTGCTATAATATATGACGGTCGTTGCAGCCGTCAGGGTCAGACCGTAGCCGCCTGTTTTAGGATGCCCCACAATGAAACGTAATTCAGACTGCCGGTCCTGGAAAGATTCCACGACCTTCTGGCGTTCCGAATCAGGGGTTTCACCGTGGAGCGTTGCAACCGCCTGTACGCTGAAGCGGTCACGCAGGGCATCGGCAATCGAGCGAATGTCCATGGTCCATGTCGCCCATATGAGTGCCTTACCCTGTAACTCATCACATATATCAAGAAGTGCCTCAATCCGGTTGGATGGAAGAGGATGTATAACACCTGCGTCGTCGGTCAGGTTGCCGCAACAGATTTGCTGAAGCCGCATAAGCTGGGTCAGTACATTCTTGGTGGTTGCCAGTTCTCCGCTCTGCAAGCGGGCCAGCGCAAAATGCTTCATCTGCTCGTAGGCTTTTTTCTGCTCTCTGGTCAGTTCGACTTCACGCCGCATGTAGACCTTGTCGGGTAAATCAAGACAATCTTCTTTCCTCACCCTGAAAGAATGCTGGTCAAGAATCTCCGTTAGCTCGTCGAGCCGCCGGAACCCTACTACATGATTGAATGAATGTGCTCCCATGGTGCGTCTTTGAATGACAGCGAACCGTCCCTGAAAGGCGTAGAAGGAATTAAACCCCAGAATGTCTTCGTCCAGAAAATTCATCTGACTGTAGAGATCGAGAGGGGATCTGGTGACCGGAGAGCCCGTCAGAATACGCCTGTACCGCGCTTCAAGGCCCAGCTTGCAGAGAGCCTTGGTTCGTTTCGCCTGACGGTTCTTGATGGTGGTGCTTTCATCCACAGCCATAAAGACCTTAAAGTTTTTAAGGAAATACTCTGCCACACCAACGCCTTTTTTTGAACTAAATGCTTCCACATTCATCAGCAAAAATTTCAGCTTTTCCGGAGAAGGCTTGCTTAAATCTTTAAGGATTTCCCTGAATTTCTTGGTAAGGGCTGGCTTCCATAGAACCACTTCCCTTTCAATGCGCTCCGGGAGGTGGGTCTCAATTTCACCAAGCCAGTTGGCTATCACGCCCTTTGGTGCTACAATCAGGGAGAAGTTAATTTCCTGTTTTTCAAACAGATGCCCAATGGTATCAAGACATACTTTGGTTTTGCCAGTGCCCATGTCCATTAAAAGAGCGTAGACGTTTTTCTCGGCACTTGACCGAAAAGCTTCCCGCTGATGTTCATAGGGCAACGTCTGGAATTTATAGTCTTTCATAAAATAACTCTTGCAATCTCCCGTAAAGACCCATATAAGGGGTATTGACGGTTAAGTCAACCGCCGATTAAAGAAACAGGAGACAGCGCAATGAGCGATTTAATATCTCAAATGATGTCCGACTCAGGACAATCGGAAGATCAACTCGACAAGCTTGACGATAGTAAACTGGACGCCGTTTCCCGGCTGGCCCGACAAGCTGCCGTTCACTCAGATAACATTATTGATCTTGAAGTAAAGCTCAAGTCAGAGAAATCGGCTCTTCATAAAATTACGGATGAGAAACTGCCTGAAGCTCTGGAGGAAATGAACCTTCAGAAGTTTACGCTGATTGACGGCAGTGCAATTTCCGTCAAGCCAATTTACTCTGCTTCAATTCCAAAGGACCGGCGCGACGAAGCTTACGGCTGGCTGCGCGAAAATGGTTTTGGTGACCTTGTAAAAAATAATGTCACCGTTACATTTGGTCGCGGAGAAGACGAGAAAGCTGTTGAGTTTCAAGGACTTGTGAGATCAAACGGATTCGAACCCATTCAAATGGAAAAGGTCGAACCCATGACCTTGAAGGGTTGGCTTCGAGAACGTGTGGAAGCGGGGGACGCCGTCCCGCTTGATTTATTCGGCGCATACATATCCAACAGAGCAACCATTACAAGGAGTAAGTAAAGTGCCTCAAAAGCAAGTAGCGAAGACCAAAAAGGGTAACGGCTCAAAGGCTGTTGCCGTCATGTCTGCGGAAATGTTTGCCAGTGACGCCGGGATTGGAGTTTCTGATCTTGGTTCAGAAGATCTGGCAATACCTTTCATCAAGATCCTGCAAAAGATGTCTGACGAACTCGACCAACTTGACGAAGCTCGGGTAGGCGACATTTGGAATACGGTTACCAAGGAAGTTACCTCCGGCAAGGAGGGGATTCAGGTTATTAACTGCGCCTATTCTCTTCAATTCATTGAATGGGAGCCCAGAGGTGTAGGAACCGGAGCCCCTTTCAAAATATACGGAGCCGGGGATGAAGTGCCCGCTACTGAGCGCGGCGAAGGCAACAAGGATTATGTTGTAGACGGCGGAGGTCGTTATCTTGAACGCACCGCCCAGCATTATGTTCTTGTAGTTGACGAGGACGGCATGACCCAGCAAGCCGTGCTGCCCATGAAAGCAACGCAGTTCAAGAAAAGCAAGCAGTGGAATAGTGCCATGCGGGCACAAAAAATGAAGAATGCTAAAGGTGAGCTTTTTGTTCCACCGCGCTTCTCTCATCTGTGGAAGCTTACAACTGCCTCGGAGGAAAACAAGAATGGATCGTGGCATGGGTGGGTTATCGAAAAGGACAGTGTCCTGGAAGATGCCAATCTCTACGCGGAATCAAAGTTATTTGCGGAGTCGATAGGTGCGGGACAGGTCAATGTCCGGCATGTACAAGAGGAAGACTCCCTAGATGACGAAATCCCGTTCTAGTGAGCACAGGGGGAGGAGACTCCCCCTCCACTCTTTATGGAAACGGAACACATTAAACGGTTTGCCCGTCTCTTCAGGGGACTCGACAAGGCTTACGGTACGTTTGATATCACTGACAAGGCAGCTAACGGGAAGGCCAAAGGCAAAGCCCGCATAGTCCGCGAACCACGGACCATAGCCACCTTTGCATCTCACCTGAACGGTGAACAAAGCGTTGGCATCATACCAATCAACGAAGATAACAAGTGCTGGTGGGGTGCCATCGACATTGACATGTATCCCCTCGACCACACTAAACTGGTTAAAAGAATTTTGGCCCTTGACTTTCCATTGGTCGTCTGCCGGAGCAAAAGCGGCGGCGGTCATATTTACTTGTTTTTGAAGGAACCCGTCACTGCTGAAATTCTTCAGAACAAGTTAAAGGAAATTGCGGGCGAGATAGGTTACGCTGCCAACACTGAAGTTTTTCCGAAACAAATTAAACTGGTACTTGAAAGAGGAGATACCGGCAACTTCCTGAACCTTCCCTATTATGATCAGGAGAATGGCTTACGTTATGCTTTCAAGGAAGACGGCGAAGCAGCCACTCTGGAAGAGTTTCTCGGAGCGGCGGAAAAAGCCGCCATAACCCAGAAGGAACTCGAAGACCTGTTGGCACAGGCATCAGAGGCCGTGGACCAGCGGCTGACCGAAGGGCCCCCATGCCTACAGGCCCTGATCCGACACGGCTTCCCGGAAGGAACCCGAAACAACGGCCTTTTTAATCTTGGCGTGTACGTCCGCAAGGCTTTCCCGGATGATTGGGAGCAAAAAATACTTGAGTACAACCAAGCCATGATGGACCCTCCTCTTGACTTGAACGAAGTCAACATCGTCGCGGACCAGCTAAAGAAAAAAGACTACCAGTACAAGTGCTCGGACCAGCCTATCTGCAACTTCTGCAACCGTGATCTCTGCCGCAGCCGCAAGCACGGCGTTGGGGGAGGGGCAAATACTCCTACCGTTGCCAACCTGAGAAAATATGACAGCGAACCTCCTCTCTGGTTTCTGGATGTTAATGGATCGCCGGTAGAACTGGACACTGAGGCCCTGCAAAAACAGGCCCGCTTCCAGATACTGTGCATGGAACAGATAAATTTCATGCCGCGCACCGTGGCAAGGGCTGGGTGGGAAGCCCAGATGAATCTTCTTTTAACATCAATGGTGGATACGGAAGGTGCCATTATAAACACTTCAGACGATACCAGCATCAGAGGTCAGTTCTATGACCTGCTTGAAGAATTTTCCACTCATATGCAACATGCGCTGGATCGCGAAGAAATCCTGCTTCGTCGCCCATGGACCAATGAAAAGGAAAACCGGACCTATTTCAGGTTGAAGGATCTGGAATCTTATCTTAAACGCAACAAGTTCTTTGAGTACAAATCCAACAAGATAGCGCAGCGGCTGCGCGACATCGACGGCCATGCGGAGCAGTTAAAAATAAAGGGCCGTACAGTCCGCTGCTGGTCCGTTCCGGCTTTTGCGCCTATCGAAGATGAATTCAGTTCACATTTTGAAGACAAGGACGAGGAGATTCCATTTTGAATGAACCCCAAATTCACTGGGCTCGTCTACTTAAAAACATACGAGAAGAGTCCGGACTTTCGCAGCGGCAGCTTTCCCGGAAATGCGGCATCCCGCAACGTACCGTTGCAGAGTATGAAAACGTCACGAAGCCGCGTCACCTGTCCATCTACCGCGTAGAAAAGATTCTGTGGACACTTGGATATGAACTTGAAGCCTTGTGGATTAACAGAAAATGCTGAGATATTTTGGCCCTCCCGGTACTGGGAAAACAACTACCCTTCTTAATCAGGTTGAACAATGCATGTCTGAGGGGATTGCTCCACAGGACATTGGCTATTTTGCATTCACCCGCAAAGCCAGCCATGTAGCAAGAGACCGCGCTGTCTCCCGCTTTAATCTGGACCCCGACGAGGATTTTACATTCTTTCGTACCCTGCACAGTCTGGCTTTTCTTCTTATGGGTTATAATGCATCCGAGATTTTAAAGGAGAGCCATCTCAGGGAGTTCAGTGAAGAAATTGGAGTTGACCTGACTACCGGCTCCTTCAGTGATGAAGAAGAGGGCTTTATGGCTTTCAGATCCAGCCATCCCATCATGCGCTGTATAGACTTGGCACGGTCCACGCTTCAGGGACCAGAAGCTGCCTATCGCGTAAGCGGCCTTTTTATTGCCTACTACGAATTCCACCACATATTCGAGGAGTACGAGAAATTCAAAAAGTACAATAAACTCAAGGACTTCACTGACATGCTGGTGGACTTGTCCAAGAACCCCCAGTATATTCCACACTTGAAGGTCGTTTTTCTGGATGAAGCCCAGGATCTGACTCCCCTTCAATGGAGCATTGCACATCTTATTAATGAAAAAACAGACCGTATGTTTATAGCCGGAGACGATGACCAAGGAATATATCGTTGGGCTGGCGCAGACATAAACCACTTCATAGGTCTGGAAGGTGGCTCCGAAGTTCTGTCCCAATCTCACCGTATCCCGCGCAGCGTTTTCCGGGTTGCGGATTCCGTATCGAACCGCATCCGAAAGCGGCAGAAAAAGGTATGGTCTCCGCGCCCGGAAGAAGGCAGTGTAAGTCGTACCTACGATTTTTGGGGGGTGGAATTTGAAGAAGAAGAATGGCTCATTCTCGCGCAGGCAAACTACATGCTTAATGAAGTTGCCCACCACCTTAAATCCAGCGGCCAGTTTTTTGAAAGATACGGCAACCCTTCCCTTAGTAAAAAGGTGCGCTCGGCTATTTCATCGTGGAACTACCTGACTGAGGCTCCCAACCATTCCATCACGCATCGGGAAGCTGTCAACCTTTACAACCACATATCCGCCAGCGACGGCCAACTGGCCCCGAAAGCCAAAAAGTGGTTAAAAGAAGCCGACGACGAGGACTTTTTCAGTCTTGATACCTTACAGGAAAGCTTTGGTCTGGAAGCAGAAGGTTCGTGGGACGTAGCTCTAGACCGAATAAGGGATGAAGACCGGGCCTATGCCACCGCTCTCGTAAACCGTGGGGTGGACCTGAATTCAAAACCAAAGATAAAACTTTCCACTATCCACGGTGCCAAGGGTGGGGAAAGTGACAATGTTCTGCTTTATCTGGATCTATCGGGTAAGGCGCTGGAGGAAATGGCACGGAACCCTGATGATGCATACCGGGTATTGTATGTAGGGGTGACACGCACAAGACAAAACCTCGTTCTAAAACTCCCGGAAGATTCCCAGCGGGGGTGGATAATATGAAAGTTGTTCTGGAAAGCCCGTATGCTGGAAAAAACAAGGAACGGAACCGCTGCTACGCCCAGAGGTGTATGCACCACAGCCTCTCGATGGGAGAATCCCCTCTTGCCTTCCACCTTCTCTACACACAGGTTCTGGACGATGACGATCCTCCCCAACGTAAAAGAGGTATCGGCCTGTCCCAGCGATGGTATGAAGACGCGGATGCCGTGGCGGTATACATGGATTTTGGAATTACTAAAGGAATGCAACAGGGCATAGATCTTGCTACAAAGCTGGGTCTACCCGTTCAGATGAGGAGTATAATTTATGAGGGGCTCGGATATACTGGTCAAGGCTTCCGAACTTATTGGAACGTCGCGGGCGGAGCAGCACGGCGACATGTGGATCAACCATGAAAATATAGCCCAGTTATGGACGGGGTTTCTGTGGCAGAAACTTGGCAAAAACCATATTACAGCCTCGGATGCCGCCAGCATGATGGAGCTTTTGAAAATTGCCCGTAGAAAACTGGGTGCCCTTAACGTAGATGACTACACAGATGGAGCCGGATACGCCGCCGTCGCATACGAATGCAAAAAGCATGAAGAAGAACTTTGAAAACCCACATGATCTAGGTCCTTTAATTTTTAGGGAGTTAGGATTTATAGCGGATGAAGAAATAAAAAATAGTGAAACCTTTAATTGTACAGGTTGCGGTAAATGCTGTACCTACGGGCCTTACATGGGGACCATGTCCGCGCATGAAGAAGACCTCCAAAGATGGGAAGACGCAGACCGTCAGGATATTCTGGACACAGCAGATATCTTCGATTGGGGAGACGGAGAATCCCGTACCGCCGACTTATGGATAGACCCTAAAACAGGAGATGAAGTTACCTCTGGAATTTGCCCGTGGGTCAAGAAAATAGGAGAGGATAACTGGCATTGCACCATCCATGAATTACGGCCCAACGTATGCCGTAACTATCCTGTCAGTAAAGAGCAGCGAGACCAGTTTGAATGCCCCGGATATTGGAATGATGAAAAAGAATCTTAAAGCTCCCAAGTTTGGTATTAAAACCGAATGGGTCCCGGTGGAAGAGTTTCCGGTTACTCCTGACGGTATCAAGGAAATAGCCATCGATCTGGAGACCAAAGACCCGCGTCTCAGGAGCCACGGGCCCGGCTGGCCCACCTCAAACGGTGACGTAGTAGGCATAGCCATAGCCTACGAAGGATTCAACTCCTACATCCCCTTCGGACATGAGGGCGGAGGAAATCTGGATAAACGCCACGTCATCAAGTGGTTCAAAAAAGAAATCGCGGCCTACCCCTGCGACAAGATATTTTACAACGCCTCATATGACGTTGGCTGGCTCCGGCGGCTTGGGATTAAAGTAGAAGGGCGTCTGATTGACGCCATGATCGCCGCCCCACTTCTTGATGAGAACCGGCAATCCTACAGTTTAAATAGTGTAGCCTATGATTATCTGGGAGAAACGAAATCCGAAGCGGCGCTACGGGAAGCGGCCCAGGAATTTGGCGTAGATCCCAAAGGAGAAATGTACAAGCTCCCCGCATCATTTGTGGGAGAGTACGCCGAAGCTGACGCCAGACTAACGCTCGACTTATGGAAGCACTTCAAGGCGCTTCTTTCTCAGGAAGACCTCTGGCAGGTATTCGATCTCGAAACAGAGGTTCTTCCACTATGCATAGACATGACGTGGCAGGGAGTTCGTGTGGACCTTGACCGCGCAGAAAAACTTCAGGCCGAACTAATGAGGCATGTAAAAAGTTGCCTCAAAAGTGTTAAAGACGAAACCGGTCTGAGCATTGAGTTATGGGCTGCGGCTTCAATAGCCAAGGTATTCGACAAATTAAAAATTAATTACTCCAGAACCAAGACGGGGCTACCGTCATTCACCAAGAATTTTCTGAAGTACCATGAACATCCTATGGCGCAGAAGATTGCAGAGGCGCGGGAAATCGACAAGATAGGGAACACCTTTCTGTCCAGCATTCTTAGATACGAGAACAATGGCCGCATCCACGGCCACATTAACCAGTTGCGCTCTGATGGCGGGGGCACGGTCTCCGGGCGCATCAGCATGGCGAACCCGAACCTTCAGCAAATCCCCTCGCGCAACCCCGTCATTGCCAAAATGATAAGGGGGCTTTTTCTCCCGGAAGAAAACCAGCAGTGGGCTTCTCTCGACTTCGACCAACAGGAACCGCGCATACTGGTTCATTATGCAAGCCTGACAAAAGGCGGACTCACCGGGGCTCCTGATTTTGTCAAATGGTATGCCACCAATCTGAAAACAGATTTTCACCAAATGGTTGCAAAGATATGTTCCATACCGCGTTCCCACGCCAAGACCATTAATCTGGCACTCATGTACGGGATGGGACAAACGCGGCTCGCGGAGCAGCTTGATGTCTCTATCGATGACGCTAAACGGCTCATGGCCCAGTACCATCGAGACGTTCCCTTCGTGAAAGAGCTACAGGAAACAGTGCAGAGACGAGTGGCCGACAAAGAAGGCAATGGATTTATTCGTTCGATGCTCGGCAGGAAGTGCCGGTTTAATCTCTGGGAGCCAAACCTTTTTGTATCTTCCAGAGCCTTACAGAAAGAGCAGGCCCTGATAGATTACGGCGACAATATAAAACGTGCTTACACTTACAGAGCCCTCAATAGGTTAATACAGGCCAGCGCGGCTGACCAGACCAAGGCTTCGATGGTGGAGATAAACAAGCAGACCGGCAAAATTCCGCTCGTTCAAATCCATGACGAACTGGCATTTTCAGTCGAAGATCAAAAAGAAGCTGAAGGGATCTGCAAAATAATGGAAGAGGCCGTTCAACTGGAGGTTCCAACCCCTTGCGATATCTCGCTCGGCACAAGCTGGGGCAGCCTTTCAAAGGTTGACTCTAGGGATAACTCTCGTATGATCCCAGAAAAGGATTAATCATGGACCCGCAAAAATGGAAATCCGTCGTAATCAGTATTACGGCATATAGAAAGCTGAAGAAGCTGGCGCAGTTAAACCACCGCACGATTTCGGGCCAGTTTACTCACCTTCTCGAAAAAGCTCTGGGCGAAAAATTATGACCCCCGCCATTGCTTTAGCCGCGTTCTACGGCCTGTGCTTTCTTGTTGCAGTCACCACATCCCTTTAACATAATCTACGCGGACCCTCCGTGGACTTTTAAAACATGGAGCAAACGCGGCAAAGGCCGCTCGGCAGAGAACCATTACCCCTGCATGAGCCTTCCTGAGATTCAGGCCCTCCCCATTCAGGATATTGCAGACGATAACTGCGCCCTGTTTTTATGGGCCACCGACCCTTTATTACCTCAAGCTATTGATTTAATTCAAAAATGGGGGTTTAATTATAAAACAGTAGCCTTTAACTGGGTAAAATTAAACAAAAGCTCTAAGGGTTTTTTTACAGGAATGGGCTACTGGACCCGCGCTAACGCTGAACTGTGTTTGCTCGGTACTAGAGGAAAGCCAAAACGAAAGTCCGCGAGTGTAAGGCGTCTTGTAGTTGCACCGCGCCGAGAGCATTCAAGAAAACCAGACGTGGTGGCGGATCGTATAGTACATCTGATGGGCGACGTTCCACGGGTGGAGCTTTTTGCAAGAGCTTCGCGCCCCGGCTGGGCGGTTTGGGGAAATGAAATCAGCAAGTGGGAGCCAGATGTCCGTCGAGATACTGAGCAGGAAC